CTTAGTTTTTTTAGAAGATTCGTTTAAGAATCAAGGCAAAAGAATAGCAGTCTTACAAGGAGGTGCAAGGTCAGGTAAGACTTTTTCAGCACTTCAATGGATAATCAGAACGGCATCCACTTACAAAGGCATGACTTATTCAATAGTGCGTAAGACTTTACCAGCTTTAAAGACAAGTGCGATGCGTGACTTCTTCGAGATTCTTAAAGAGGTAGGTTTGTACGATGAGAAATACCACAACAAAACTGAGAACACTTACACGCTTAACGGCAATTTAATTGAGTTCTTTAGCACCGATGATGCGCAAAAGATTAGGGGAAGGAAAAGAAACGTGCTTTTCTGCAATGAGGGCAACGAATTAGAACTTGAAGATTGGAGGCAGTTAGTCTTAAGGACAACTGGCAAAATAATTATCGATTACAACCCATCAGACTTCGAGCATTGGATTTATGACCAAGTAATCCCAAGAGAGGATGCAGCCTTATTAATAACAACTTACAAAGATAATCCACACTTACCCGAATCACTAAAGCGAGAGATTGAAAGTTTAGCAACTGCCGACCCTGAGTATTGGAAGATATTTGGATTAGGTCAAAGAGGGCAGTTAGTTGGTTTAGTGTTCAACAATTGGAGTGAAGGAATCGTAATTCCAGAGGGTGCAAAGTTCATAGGTTTTGGATTAGACTGGGGATTTACAAACGACCCTACCGCAGTATTAGGAGTTTGGAAGCGAGATGATACGCTATATGTTAAAGAACACCTTTATGAGCGTGGTCTGACTAACCAAGATATTAGCCAACGACTAAAAGACTTCGCCACGAATCGAGATGAGATTTCCGCAGATAGTGCCGAGCCTAAATCAATAGAGGAAGTCTATCGCATGGGTTGGAATATTAAACCAACGCAGAAAGGCAAAGATTCCATTCTAAACTCAATCGACATTTTAAGAAGGTTTAAAATAGTTTTGATTGGTTCTAATTTGACTAGAGAATTTAAAACCTACAAATGGAAGCAAGACAAAGCGGGCAAGTCAATAAACGAGCCTATTGATTTTAATAACCACTTAATTGATTCACTCAGGTATTTAGCCCTAATGAAGCTAAACGAGAATAGGAAAGGTCAGTATGTTACCATAAGAGGGTAAATCAATATTTTAAAGTATGACAATCAAACGGGCATACTTTAATTTAACATTACGGCAGTTCATTCAACTAAATCAAATACCTAAAGAGCAATGGCTTGAAAGGCTTTTGTTTGTTTATCCAAAGGCTAAAAGCGAATTAATAGAAGTGGCAGGCATGCTTTATGAAGAATTGGTTGATGCTGAAAACGAACTACCAAGAACTAAGCTATCTAAGTTTTACCGAGTAGGGTGGAATTGGTATTATCTAAACACCAAGTTAAGTTCAGTCAGAGCAGACCAGTTCATTGACCTTGCGCACTTCGCAGGCAAAGATGAACCGACTGAGGAGATTCATAATATCTTAGCTATTTTCTTAATCCCTATTAAATCATTCTTTGGCCATTGGCTTTACAACGGTTCAATACATAAAGAGGTTGCTAACGACCTTTTGAACATGAAGCTAAAAGATGCAACCCCTATAATGGTTTTTTTTTGCAATTATTTAGAGAAATTATCTCAGGCTATCCCAACCTATTTAATGGAGAAGGTGGAGAGGCTAAGCCATTCTATAAGAAATGGGGATGGATTGCAACAATAAACAACTTAGCAGGCGGGGATAAAACTAAATGGGATTATTTTTATAGCATGGGAGTTTTGGAATTTTTAAACTTAGTCACCTTTCAATTAGACGAGGCAGATGGATTATAAATCGCTACTTGGAGATTTAGGAACTGATGCGACTAGCTTGCAGCAGATAAGCTTTGACACGGTAATAGGTCAGAGCCTTTATGACTTTGCGGTAAACATTAGCCAATTGATGAAGTCGAACCTAATCGAATCTAATTCAAGCAATGCAAGCAGTTCACTCCTTCAATCTATCATAGCCATTCCAACCGTGCGAAGGGGTAAGAATTATCTAGTGGTAATAAACGGAAACGATTATGCAGCGTTCGTAGATAGAGGGGTAAGCGGTACGAGGCGTAAGTATAACTCGCCATTTTCATTTAAAAAAGAAACCGTAAGCCCAGACTTTCAAAGTTCATTGATGAAATGGATTAGCAAGGTTGGAATACCTTTAGAAACTCGCTACTCACAGACTAGAAGTTTAACTAAATCGCAAAGGTCAAAAGTTCAGATTGATGAAAAGAAACAAATGGCTTATGCAATGGGAGTTTCTATTAAGCGCAAAGGTATTGAACCGACTTTATTCATTCAAAAATCAATAGCTGAGCCAATAGTAAACGATTACGCAAGATCATTGAGTAAGGCATTAGGTAAGCAAGTATTAACGGTAATGGCAAATAATATTAAGACATGGCAATAACATTCATAACAAGCCCTAACAATTGGCAAAACGCATACAATGAGATAGTGTTTAATGTATCTTCAAGCAATAGCACTCAATCCAACTTTCAGTATTTAGTTGATGTAAACGTATCAGGTCAGACTAATCCAGTTGCTAGGTTAACTTATCCTAAGCAGCCATTAGTAGGAACGATTAATATTGACGTGGCCAACGTGCTAAAGGATTATGTTACTTATGACATCGTGTCTTTTAATGTATCAGGCATTTTAACTAATTCTAATTCAGTTGCTAAATATTGGTTACAGTTTGGAGAGGTTTACGATAACGTGAGCGGAGTCCCAGTAATTTATCCTAACCTTTCGCAATATGGTACAAGTGGCGCACCTAAGTTCACTTCTAACGCTGTGTTTGACTTTTTGCAATGGAGTAAGACAGCTTTTAACACTGGGAAAGTTTTAAGCATAGGCAATAAAGTAAGTTTGAATCAAAGCACATTTACCCCATCCTTAAGAGCAAATCAGCAGCTATGGCTTACATTCTTTGACCTTAACGCAGTTATTAGAATAGTAGATTTGAACGTTTACAACGCACAAGGGACAAGCATATTTAGCAACTCTTACAGCTATTCAAGTTCAGTGAGTGGCATTGTATCGACTAACGTAGGCTTTGAGTTCTTAGAATTTATGAACGCAAGTGGCTACATGACTAATCCTAACGCATCATATTATGAAGTCAGGTTTAAAGATTCAGGAGATGATTTGGTTTTCAATGACCGAATAAACATCGACCAAAAATGTACTAAGTATGATGTTTATAGATTACATTGGTTAAACTCATTAGGTGCTTTCGATTCGTTTAATTTCACTAAGGTAAGTAAAGAATCAATCGAGATAGAAAGAAGTCAATTCAAGAAGTTTCAACAATTAAATTACGCCAAAACCGACCGACTAAAAACAAACTACTTTACGAAGTTCACTGAAAGCATCGAGATAAATAGCGACCTATTAACAGATGCAGAGTGGGAAGGATTAAAAGAATTAGTCTTATCTCCTATTATTATCTTAGAGGTTGACAAAGATACGTACTATCCGATTAACATTTTAGAATCAAACTACCCAATTAACAAGGTTGTTAACGAACAAAAACCAACATCGCTATTAATTAATATCCAATTCACTTTTGATAATTATAGGCAGTCACTATGATAGAACTTAAAATATATCAATATAACGTAAGCGGTCAAGTTGTTAAGGTATTTGATGTTGACTTATACGACAATGCACCCATAAACGTAAACAAGTCGATTGTCGATATTAAAGAGCCTGAGCAAAGGAAATCAGATTACACGCTATCGATTCAGATTCCTGCAACAGCAACAAATCGTAAGACATTTTCAGAAATTGACAATCTAAACCGAACCACGATAAACGATTCAGCTAGAAACTTTAATCCAGACTTCAACCCAAACTTAAAAGCTGAGGCAATCGTATTAAATAATGGAGTTGAACAAATGCGAGGTTATCTTCAATTAACTCAAATCCCGATTAATGATAAGTCGATTGATTACGAAATAATTATAATCGGTAAGCTAGCAAATCTATTTCAAGACTTAGGAGATTCGCAGTTAACTGATTTAGATTTAAGCGAATTTGACCACACATGGAACAGCACTAATGTAGCCAACTCATGGGCAACTTACATAGTAAAAAATGGAGGCATTTATAATAACTTTAATGTAAGTGGCAATCCTAATGGAGAGGGTTATGTTTATCCATTAATTGATAACGGAGCAAGTGTAAACTTTCAAGAGATTGAATATTGGTTAAAATATTCAATGTTTCCATCTATCTATGTTAAGCAGCTAGTCGATTCAATCTTTCAAGGTCAGGGTTATAGGTATGAATCAAACTTTTTTAATTCAATCGAGTTTAAGCGTTTAATTATTCCTTTTTCAAACGGTCAGTTTATAATGACTGAACAAGAAGTTGAGGATAGAACGTGGGACGTTTCAAATTCAAGCACTCTTAATTATGTAGTTACTGGCACTCCATTCCCTCCAGTTGTTTCTGACCTAAAGATATTTAACTTTAATACAATATTACAAGACACTACTCCGCCAAGTGTTAGTTTAGCTAATGATTGGGTTGAAATTGCAAGCGGTAACAATGGGAATTACAGAGTAGGTTTACAAGGAAACGTTTTAGCTAGGAACGTAAGCGGCGCAACAATTACTCAAAACTTACAATTATTAATAGACCTAAAAAGAGTAAGGGGCAGCACGATTGTATCAACTGGGGTAACAGTTGACTTTGAATTTGTTTCAACGCCTAATAATGGCACGGTAACAAAGGCGGTGAATTGGGGTTCAATCGAGTTTGATGCGCAAGTAGGGGACAAGTTTTCTATTGAGTTTCTTTGGCTAAATACAATAAGAGATGCAAGTGATTTTGAAATTGATTTTTTGCCTAACTTTGGATATTATTCTTCTCCTTCATCAACTTATAGTGAAGGTCAAACTATATCACTAAATTCAGCATTACCACAAGAAGTGAAGCAAGCCGAGTTTTTAAGTTGGTTAATAAAGTTGTTTAATCTTTACATAGTGTCGGATAAGATTGACCCTAAAAAACTAATAATTGAGCCAAGAGATGACTTTTATACTAATGAGATAGTAGACTTAACTAACTACTTAGACACATCAAAAGAGTTAGTTATTAAACCTATGGGAGTGCTTGATTTCAGAAAGTTAGAATTAAGCTATAAGGCAGATTCAGACGAATACAATAAAAAGTATCAGAACCTATTTAGAGAGCCTTACGCCACTAAAAAATATGATGTTGTGAATGACTTTTTAACCCAAACCAAAAAGGTTCAAGTTGGATTTTCTGCAACTCCATTAGCTAACTCATCAACACATGATAGAGTTCAATCGGTCATTAGGAATGAGGAATTCTTAACGCAAGATTCAGACTTACCAGCTTTCAATATTCGAATCTTATACTATGGTGGATTAGTTAACACTTCAACTGGATGGAGAATGAGAACCGATGCGGGTGTAATTTCTTACACCGACTTTCCTTATGCAGGTATGTTAGATAGCGTTTCAAATCCTACTAAAGACTTAGGATGGGCGCAACCAAAAGCGATTAATTACGGATTAGGATTAACGATTTACACTAACGGCAATTTATTTAATAGATTTTGGAAAAAGACAATTGAAGAAATAACAGACAAGGATAGCAAGTTGATTACTGGCTACTTTCATTTAACTGAGAATAGATTTCAAAACCTAGACTTTAGAAAGTACTATCTAATAGACAAACAGTATTATAGACTTTACAACGTCAGTAAGAACCTAACAAGTAATGACCCTTGCGAACTTGAATTTTTAAAGTTAAAAGTTGCACCTTCATTTGTTTTAGAATCAGGAACTGGCAATGGTGGAAGCGGTGGAAGTATTGGGAATGAATCTTTGCCAATGTTTACTAGAAAAGATAATTCAATACTTTTCAATAGCGAATTAAAAACGCAAACTAAAACACAAGAATTATCAGGTGGCAACGATTACTTTTTAAACTATTCTGAGGATGTTTCTTTTATTGAAGACTTAAGCGATGTAATACTGCCAGATGCAACAATTGAATTATTAGGAAGCATTAAACCGATAGTTAGGATAAAAAACATTTGCGGTTCAACGGTAAAAATCTATCCATTAAAAGCAAGTCAGTTAGTAAACGGCGCAACGTTTCAAAACTTACCTAATTTTTCAGTAATTACGCTAATAGCGTACAAAGGGAATTGGCAAACATTAAACATTATAGCAACGGGAGGCGGTTAAAATGAATGAACTTATAAAAATATTCAGCGATGTAAGGCACGTTATGCCATTATTAATTGATAAAGATTTTATATTGTTATTAAAAGACATTGAGCAATGGAAGAAAAAGTAATATTACAAGTCGAGGTTCAAGGAGATAAAGCTAATCAAGGCTTAAAGAATGTTGACACTAACCTAAACAACGCTAAGAAAAGCGCAGATAATGCCAAAGGCTCAATTAAAGACTTAGATAATGCACTTGACAATATACCGGGGGCAGCAGGCAACGCAGCGCAAGGAGTTAAAGGCTTATTAAATCAATTTAAAGCACTATTAGCCACTCCGATAGGAATAGCAATCACAGCAATAGTCGCAGTATTTGGCAGTCTTTACGCCATATTTAAAGACTTTGCACCAATTGCAGACTTTGTATCTGATAAATTAGCACGTTTAGAGGGTATGTTTAGGGGCTTGCAAACCGTTGTATTTAACTTTACTCAGGGATTAGAGGTCAATACTAATGCGATAAAAGAGCAAGGAGATGCAGCGGAAAGAGCAAATCAAATGCTTAGAGATTATGAGGACAATTTAAGCTCATTTAATCTTAAACAAGCGCAATACGAAGCGCAGATTGACAAGCTAATTAAGCAGGCTAAAAACAAAGCACTCACAGACAAAGAGGCTATGGCACTTATTCAGCAGGCTAGTAAACTACAAGATAAACAAATTGAAGATTTAAAGAAAAACCAACGAGAAGAAACTTCTATATTAATAGAAAAAGCAAAAGCTGCAGGAGCAAGTTACACTCAAATACTAGCTATTCAAAAAGGCGCAAGCGTTGCAAGTTTAAATAATAATAATGAAACCTTAGATAAGGAATTAATTGCACTTCAAGAGAATTATACAAAAAGAGTTCAAGCATTAGGAAACTTAGAAGAGAAAAAGGAAAAGATAAACAACGCAACTTCTATAATTGATGAGAAAAGAAAAGCAAGAGAGGAAAAGGCGGAGGCTGATAGACAAAAGAAAAAAGAAGATGCATTAAAGTTAGAGGAGGAGGCTAAAAAGAAACAAGAAGCATTAGAAAAGGAAAGCGAGGAAAAGAATAAGCAAAAAAGAGAGGAAGAGAAAAAGCAAGAGGAAAACGATAGAGAAAGAAAGCGGTCACTAATAGAATCCGAACGTGAAGAATATTTAGCCAATATCGAAGATTTAAAAGCAATCAAAGATGATGAAATTTTAACAGCAGAGGAAAGATTTACAGCGATAGATGAACTTAACAAAAAAGGAATTTTATCAGACAAGCAAGCCGCAGATGCTAAAATACAAATAGCGCAAAAAGAAAAAGAAGCTAAGACCGCATTATTAGAATCTTATGTTAGTGTTTTAAACGCAACCTCTGATTTAGTCGGTAAAGACACGGCAGCAGGCAAAGCGTTAGCGGTAGCATCAGCAACTATATCCACATACACGGCCATCGCTAAAAATCTTGCAGCATTTGCGGGAGTTCCAATACCCGGCTATGCAATCGCTCAATCTATTGCAACTGGATTAGCGGGTTTCGCTGCAATCAAAAATATTTTAGCAGTTCAAGTGCCGGGAGGTGGAAGTAGCGGAGGACAATCTCCACAAATTAGCGCACCAATAGTTAGGCCTTCATCTTCATTTACTCAATTAGGCAATTCAGAGCCTATAAGAACTACTAACGAAGGCGGGAAGGTAAAGGTTTATGTAACTGAATCAGACATCACAGCCACGCAGGAAAAGGTAGGAAGTATTAAGGCTAAGGCTACAATTGAATAATTACCAAAATCACTTAAAATATATTTTAGTTTATGGATTTGCCATTATTTGAACTTACGATAGACGACAACGAAGATAGCGGGGTTGACTTTATTGCACTCGTTAAAAGGCCTGCGATTGAATTAGAGTGGCAAGCCTTTAATTCAGAACTAATAATCTGCAAAGATTGCGGACATAGTTGGGAGATGAAGGATGGTGGAGATGAACCTTATATGTGTAAGTGTGGCGTAGATAATACACCTAATAAAGAGTTATTTGAAAGCTATACAGATTACCCAGAGGCAGCAAAAAAGAACGCTAAGACTGCCTTAAGATATGCAGAGGAAAATGGATGGGGAGATTGCGGAACTGATGTAGGCAAAGCAAGAGCAAACCAATTAGCAAAAGGTGAGGGAATAAGTAGAGATACAATTGCTAGGATGGCAGCTTTTGAAAGGCATAGACAAAACTCAAATAAAGAGTTAGGAGATGGTTGTGGAAGATTGATGTGGTTAGCTTGGGGAGGTGATGAAGGAGTTGAATGGGCGCAAAGAAAGTTAAAAAGTATTGATGAGGCATTCAAGTTTAAATTTAAAGCAGACAAGGAAAAGAGAATAATCTCAGGTGCTGCAATGATTCCTAATATTCCTATCCTTAGAAAGGCTAAAGATGGCAGTTTTTATAACGTTTTTTTCAAATCTGAAACGATTGAAAAGATAGTTGAGAAATTCTTTAGACAAGATTACACTAAGAACTTTAATAAGGATCACACCTCAGAAATGGCGGAGGGAGTTTACTTAATTGAATCTTTTATTATCAATTCAGAGCGTGGAATAGTAACGCCAAAAGGATATGATAAAGTACCTGATGGAACTTGGTGGATTTCTTGCAAAGTTGACAATGATGAAATTTGGAATGAGTTTATAAAGACTGGAGAATTTAATGGCTTCTCAGTCGAAGGATTCTTTAAACAAAACAAAACAGAAGATGAGCAACTAATCGAGGCTCTAATGGAATTAATTACTAATTAAAAACTTAATAATATTATACATCATGGAATTAAAAGACCTAATTAAAAAAAATCTGCCTGCCTTGAAAAAGATTCTTTTCGAAAAAGAATATGAGGAAAAAATGGGAGAAGCTAAGTTAAGCGATGGCATTACTATCGTTAAATGGGAAGGCGAATTGGCAGTTGGTTCAATGCTATTCGTAGTATCTGAGGAAGGCGTAACACCTGCACCCGATGGAACGCATGAACTTGAAGATGGTAGAACTATTGTTTCAATGGATGGCAAAGTTTCTGAAGTGAAAACTAAAGAAATTGAAAAGGATGAAGAAGATGAAGTTGAGGTTGATATGTCAGCATTTGCAAAGATTGAATCGGTTAAAAGTGTAGAAGCAAGAATTGAAGCAATTGAAAAGGACAAATCAATTAAAGATTTATCTACAAAGTTCGAGGCTTTAAAATCTCAAAACGAAACTTTAAAAACTAGCCTTAAGCTAATGTTTGAAGTGATTGAAAAGATAAGCGGAGAGCCGCAAGAAGTTGAGGAAATTCAACCCGACATCAAGGACAAGAAAAAAACAGATTTGTTTAGTCAAATCGAAGAAGTATCGAAAATTTTAAACACAAAATAAAAATATTATGGCATTTAATGTAACGGCTCTAGCAGCCTACACCAAACCCAACGAGCGTGAATTAATGATTCAATCATTATTCACAGCTAAATCTATCCAATTGGCAACTAAAATGCCAAACGTTAAAAGCACTATGCAAGTTAACGTAATGGATACAGATGCAGTCTTCCAATCAGGCACTGGTTGCGGATGGAATGCAAGTGGTACGACTGTTTTTTCAAACAGAACTATGACCGTTGCACCTATCAAAGTTCAAGAAGCTTTATGCCCTAAAGACTTAGAAACAAAGTATCTTCAATTGTTATTGCCAAGTGGTTCAAATCCTAAGACCGTGCCATTTGAAGAGCAATATGCAAACTTAAAGACTGGTTTAATTGCCGAGCAATTAGAAACAGCATTTTGGCAAGGTAACACAGCATCAGGAAACGGAAACTTAAATAAGTTTGATGGTGCTTTGAAAATCATTGATGCAGCTAGTGGAGTTACTGAAGCTAACGTTTCAGGATTTATGAGTGGCGCACCTTACAGCGTTTCAGGTGGAATCACTACTTCAAATGTGATTAGCATCATGCAAGGTATTTACCGTGCTATCCCAGTTGAATTGTTAGGTAGAGAAGATTTCAAAATCTTTGTAGGAATGGGAACTTTTAGAAGCTATCAAATGGCTTTAACTAACGCTAACCTATTCCATTACAATACGGATTCAAGCAATGGCAATTTTGAAATTGTTATACCGGGGACTAATGTGAGAGTTGTTGCAGTAAATGGATTGAACAACACGAATAGAATTATTGCAATGAGAACTTCTAACTTATTCTTTGGTTGCGATATCGCTGATGAAGAGTATAAGTGGGAAATGTTCTATGCAATGGAAGCAATGGAGATGCGTTGGAACGTAGAATTCAAAGCAGGCGTTCAAATTGGTTTACCGAATGAGATTGTTAAATTCACTTTAGCTTAATCATATGCCCTGCGCAATAACATCAGGATTTACCATCGATTGCAAGGATGCAGTCGGTGGTCTTAAAAACATCTACTTTGCAACTGGCGTAAGTGGCACAACAATTACCTCAAGTGTAAGTGGTGGAGTTAGTTTAGTAAGTGGGGTAACGTTTTACAAATATGAATTAATGCCACAAGGTGCAGATTCATTTGATGAAGCGATACAATCAAACCCAGCTAATGGGACTATCTTTTATCAGCAAACCGTTGTAGGAAACTTTCCTAAAATGTCACAAACTAATAGGAATAAGTTCTTAGCCATCGCACAAGCTAAGCCTTTGGTAGTTATTCAAAAAAAGGATGGTACTTTGTGGCTATTAGGCGAGGTTTACGGATGCGAAGTAACGGCAGGCAGTCACTTGTCAGGTTCTGCAATGGGAGATTTTAACGGCCAAACCTTAACGGTAGTAGGCAATGAGCCTAATCCTTGTCAACAATTGACCTCGATTAGTGCTATCACGATAGCAAGCTAGTTTTGTTTGTTGATTATAGTTGTTTGGGAAAGCCACTTACTTAAATGTAGGTGGCTTTTTTACTATACAAGCACTTATTTATATTTTAAAGTATGATTAACCTTAATTTTGGGTCTAATAATGTAGCCTTAACGCTCACAGAAAGCACTACAATTAGCAATCCTAAATATTTGTTTCAGTTTGTCAATGATACTTCACTCGAAGAAGTGTGTTTTATTGCCTCTGATACATCAAATTTTAAGGAGAGATATAATCTATTCGTTATCCAATTGGTTGCAAAAAACGCCATTAACTTGCTTAATGGGCAAATTTACCTTTCTGATAATGGATATTGGACTTATAATGTGTATGAGCAAGCAAGCGCAACTAATTTAAATGTAGAAAATTCGGGCGCATTGGTTGAAACTGGGAAGGTATTATACAATTTTACTCAAAGTGACACGCTCGAATTAGAGCAAGATAATAAAGTTTTAGTTTATGGCTGATTATAAAAGTAGCACAAGAATAGATTTTAATGCTGAGCCTTTGAGTTCTTATAAGATTCCTTTATTTACAAAGGATAGGACTAAGGAATATGTAAATTATGGAGAGGATAACAACTATCCATCTTATTTGTGCGAGTTGTTTAATAGGTCAGCTAAACATAACGCTATTTTAACAGCTAAACAAAAATGGACTTTTGGCAAAGGCTTAAAAGTTGTTAAAACTGAAAACCTAGAATCAATGATGAAAGCTAGTAAGCTTTTAACTAGGCCAAATCAGTTTGAAGGATTAAATGATATTTTTAAAAAGGTAGCACTTGACAAAAGACTTTACGGAGGTTATGCTTTGCAAGTTGTGTGGAGTAAAGGAGGCAATGAGATTGCTAAAATATTTCATGTTGACTTTTCAAAGATTAGAAGCTCAGTAGATAACTCAAAGTTTTTTTATTCAAATGATTGGAGTGATAAAAAGGAAACAATAGTAGAATTTAATCCATTCACAACAGAGAAAAGAAAAGGTTTGCAACTTTATTATTATAGGGATTATAGACCGTCTTTAAAAACTTATCCTTTGCCTGATTATGTGGCTGCAATTCCTTACATAGAAGTTGATGTTGAAATAGCAAATTATCACAGAGCCAATATTCAAAATGAATTTTTCTTTGG